TGTTGAGCATCCCATTTGATTTTTTCTTTCAAAGGTTTAGAAATTAATTTAGTAATTGAATCCAATTCAATACTATTCTCATCACAAAATAGTATGATTGCATCAATATAATTAATTTTTTCTTTTTTAACAAGTTTTTCGATCTCTACTGCAAATTTAGCAGAGTTCATAAATTTCTTATTAAGTGCTGTTGTGAATTCATTGTCCATGTAATTGTAGTTGATTAGTTAAAAAGTTTTCTATGTAAGTTACGAGTAGTCTCATATATTTCATCTTATCATATTCTTCATATACAACACAATCACCGTCTTCACATGCCATGATTATAACAAGTTTTTTAACAGCAATGCCAGTTAGTTCATAGTACATACAAGCATATGCTGCTGCCTGTACAAAATATCCATCAATCCATTCTCTTGGTTTAGGTGCTTTAGAAGTCTTAAAGTCAATGATTGATAGTTCTCCATTATACTCTGCAATACAATCAACTGTACCAGCAACACCTAACTCTTTACTATAAAGAGATCCCTCTAAAGCATGTATGTTATCAATATTGTTGAGAGTGGGTTTAGCAATCTTAAACAACATATCTCCCATAGGTGCAACTTTAGGAAGTTCTGCATTCAATAAGTAATGCTCAGTGAGAGTGTGCATGTCAGTTCCACGAGCAGTTGCTTTACGAGTAATCTCGTTAGCTTTCTCCTCACCAACCTTTTTTCTCCACTTTGCAAACTTTGCTCTACTCCAGAAAGAAGTTACTGAAGTGATTGATACTAATTTTAAAAATTCATCCTGATCGGGAACTTTATAAAATCTAACACCATCAATAGTTTCTCTCTCTAGTGGAGAGAGAATTGCAGGTACATGATTAAACATTAAATAGACATAGCGTGTTTCGTAGTTAGATACTCTTTACATAATCCAGAACGGACTATATCCTCAAGACCAAATTCAATACAAGAGAATGAGGGCATCTGTTGTAAGATACCCATAAAATCTATAATACCATTTCTCTCTTTATCTCTGGTGAGGTCACTTTGAGTAGCGTCACCACAGAACATGATTTTGGTATCTTCTCCAACTCTTGTTATTATACTATCTAATTCATGAAAATTCAAGTTTTGACATTCATCAACTATAACAATACAATTATCAAGTGTAGTTCCTCTTATAAAAGAGGTACTCCAGAAGGAAATAGTCTCCTGTGCCTTGAGGTTAGCATATAACATCTCGAAGTCTGCATCACTATTCATCTCAAACATGTATTTCACCATATTCTTATATGGTATCTGATATAAGAATGCTTTATCTTCATGATCACCAGGTAAGAAACCTATCTCTCTGGTAGCCACAAGAGACCTGACGATGTAAATCTTCTCATATGGTGTCGTATCATCCAATACTTGTTTAAGAGCATTGTAGATCGCTATAAAGGTCTTACCAGTACCAGCACAACCATAAGCAAAGAGATTTTTTTCTTCCTTATAATCATTAAAAAACTTTGTTTGATTCTCCGTTAGAGGTTGAATGTCATTTAAGAAAGTGCTACTGATAGGTTTCTTTCTTTTCATCTGTTTGGCAGTCATGCCAATTCCAGCAACTGTCGAAGAATTTTTTCTTTTGCGTGGCATATCAGTCTAAAGTAAGTTTTTGGCGATTTTGACCAGTTTTTTGAGCTCTTCCTAAGATCTCATTCCAACCAGGTTTGGTCTTTCTAAGTTTATCTTTCCACTCACCAACTTCTCCTACACCAGGCATTGTTGATGGGTCAGACCAGTCTCTTTGCCAATCAGGATTGTCATCACACCACTTAGACCACTCTGTGATGCTCATTGCAACTTCTTTCTGTTCGCCAGTTTCTTTGTTGATAACAGGATAGGTAGCCATAAAAGTTTACATAGGATAGTTATTTAGAGAGTGACTAACTCTCCCTCACTGTTCGGTTTATTATGCAACAGTATATCAAATGCAATCGTAATACGAGGAACATCTGATTCATGCATAGTGGTGCTATGAGGAATCCATGTTGGAAATAATGTCATACTGTTGGGAAAATTTTTTAAAGAACATAGTTCTTCATTATAAGGATGATAGTATATCGTTGAAGTATTATCACACTGAACAGTAAAATGTCCACTAAGATAACAATGAGGGTAACTTGAATGAGAATGTTTTTTGATCTGTTGACCCTTTCGCATCACATTTGCCCAACATCTAACCTTCAATGATCCACCCTCTTTAAAAAATGAATGGTCACTAAGATCACCAACAGTATTTCTTACATACTCGTTATGTAAGAATTTAATTTCTTTATGAAGATTCTTACATACAGGACTGTTCCATTTTAGCACATTAAAGTAATTAAATCTAGCAGTCAAACTATCTAGACCTAAACCAGTGTCACCATCATCTAAATCTTCGGTATATTGATCTTTAATTTTACTCTCTTTATATAATATAACTTTAGCAAGTTCTTCTACATCAATATTAGTCTCCTTCTCAGCAATACAATAATCCCATACAGGAGCGTAAGGTGATTGAGGAGGAGCACTGGTAAAACGAGTTACCTTGGTCATACCCAACCAAGAGCTTCAGATACTGTCGGCAATTGTACCTTAAATATATCTCTACACTGTTCTGCAATATCTTTATGTTCCTTCTGAGTACCATGAGCAGATCTAAGATCAATATAATGTATCCATGATCTTACGCTACCAGACATATAAAGTCTAGTGGGTACAGCAAGTGGTAATACAAATCTGGCACATTCTTTAGCAACACCCATATCTATCATATAACGATAGAGATCTTGGGCATCAGTAAAATGTTGTCTAATTTCTTTCTCCAACATTTTTACCTTATCTGGATCAAGATCATTAGTAGAGTTTTGACGATTCTTTTTATCCTGCCTTCTTAGTTCTGGCAAAGGTATATTACCCTTTGTCACTAGAGAAGTATCAGCATAACGCTGAGAAAATTCTTGAAAGGTGAATGATCTATGACGCAATATCTGAGCAGCAAGACCTCTAGTGGTCTCGATCTCTAGTGTCATAAATGCTTGTTCAAATATAGACCAATGCTGATGCTTGATACAATAACCAAGCAATTTAGCATAATCTGGATTATCCTGATTGTTTGGATTAGAAACTCTAGCAATATATGCTATTTGCTCCTCAGGATTTGGTGTTATCTGAATTAGTTTGACTGTCATTCTGTAGTTTTCTCAGTTGTTTCACTTTAAGTTTTGCTTTAGCATCTCTCCTTGCCTGACGGAGATAATGAAGTTCTTCTTCATTATACATCTCAGGATGTTTAAGTGCCTTTTTCACCAACTTGATTGTTTCCTTTAGTTTCATAACTCCCTCTATATGCCTCGAAATGCTTTAACACACCGTTCGCTGTTACCTGTTTACTACACCAATCGTCAGCACACTCGTAGATTGCTCGATTGAGATAGGTATTACTACCATATTTAGACAACAAGATCAAAAGCACTTGTTGTCGAAGAGTTTGACTATTAGGATTGATTGGAGAAATCATGATGCACAGTCCTTTACATAACATGGTACACCATCAGGATCTAACCATTTAGTATACTCGAAATCTTCTAGAGCATAATCTAATTGAATACTATTGTCAAGAAGGTACATATCGTTATATCTTCGTGAGTATTCATTAAATTTCTGAATACGATAGTCTGGTTTACCATTGTGCTCAATAACACCTGACTCAACATATCGATATGGGAATCGCTCAAGAATAGTTTTCATAATTTAGGTTTCAGATACCTCTCTATTTTAGCAGGTTGCAGCACATAAAACAAGCTTCTATGGATGCCCATTTGCCTCATTTTGGCAATTCTGTGCTTTCCATCGATCATTCTGTATTTTTTGTTATATGGATTTGCAGCATTTTCTACTAAAATGCAAGGATAAACGATATCACAATCATCGTATCTTTTACGATCTAAAGTTTTGAAAAATTCCTCTCTTGGAAAATGCATTCCCTTCCAACCAATACGATCATGATTTATCATCTTTAATCGTTTTTTAGTCAAAAGATGCTCAATATCACCCAAATCGATTATTTGTGATTCATCAGACATCCTCCAATCACCATATGCGGAGATTGTGCAAGAATGAATATTATTCTTCAGAGTCATCCCAGAGTTCTTCAACATCATCAAGAGGAGCAGCAACATGATGTGCTATTGCATCATCATTATCAGAAAGTGTTGTAAATGATGATGGTGCATCTGGTACTTCAGATGCAATATATGCTTCAGTATCAGAATAAATTTCTGACTCCAATTCTTCTTGGATTTCTTTCAATGCTCTAATGAGTATTTTTAACTTACCCTTATTCATTTAAAGTTCTATCAGAGGGTGATCTAAAGTATTTGTTGATGATATCAATCTGATCTTGATATTTTGCGATAATATCCAATTCTTTCTCAATAGACTCTAATATATCAGTATGTTCACCAACACCTGCAGGGTGTTCTAGGTAAATTTCGACATTTGCCTTATGTTTGGCAATATCGCCTTGAGCATGTGCTAAGAGTGCTCTTAGCATTTGTTCTCTCATATGTAGTGCCATAAGATTTCCTTTTTGGTTATTGTAGCATAAAAAAAGAAGGGGTTCAACCCCTTCTGTATAAAAGTCTAGCCTCAGCGTAAATTAGAGTGAGAAAGATAGCAGATGCTACCATTATCTCTGCTGTAATTAACACTACTTAGCGACGGTAGCAGCGTGAGCAATACCACGATAAGTTAGTTCGACCTCTTTTTTTTGCTGAGACTGTTTGTTGTTGGTGTCGTACTTAACACCACGATAAGTGACTTGTGCCATTTGGTTTCTCCTAAAGTAATGGGCGGTTTAATGCCGTTCCTTCAGTCAGCTTTTGCGTCCAATGTTCCATGTTTCGCAGAGATGAGGTTCTGGTACTTTTGTCTTGAAGTAATCTATAAGATACTCCTTGGCATCAGCAGTGTGATTTACATCACTTAGAATCTCCATTCTATTCCTGTTCCACTCGTCACATGACATTTCCCAATGGGTAGCGTCATGATCAGCGAATAATAGGACTAGCAGTGCTAAACTGTGCATTGGATGAACGAAATCCGTTCCGAGTTGGCTTACTTGCGACCCCTCTGGGTTGAACGATGTGTGTATTATAACACATTACTATGTATAATAGCAGTTTTGTAACAAAAGGTAAAGTGAACCCTACAGGTCAAAAAATTTGCCGAGATTTTTTTCCCGATTATCTGAAATAAGAGTTCGGTTTTCCCTCAGGGATACATTCCAAAACTTTTTCTCTTGGGAACCAACCCAACCCACGCAATGCAGTAGTGTCAGCACAGGTAACATCTCTCTCACCTGGTGTGTGCTCCTTGACTGGTAGGTTCATGTACCCAAACCCTTCTGCTAGTTCCTTAACTGTTGTAGTCTCACCTGTTCCAACATCTATATGCCCAGTATATGTACTAGACATTAGATAACAGATTGCCCTAGCAACATCCTTAACATGGATCCAGTCTCTCTTATGATTAGTAACATATTTGACAGTATTATCTTGCAACATTCTGAATAACATATCAGGTCTACTGTTCTCACCATACACAGTTTGAAATCTCATACCCACACTATTAGGTGGTGCTTGTAGTTCATTAACCTTCTTAGTAATACCATAAGGATTTTGCCACCACTCTTCTACTTGTGCTGAACTAGCATATAGTAACCTAGTGTTGTACCTCTTACAATAATCAAAAATAGGTTTAGATTTCTCTACATTGTTTTCCCAAAACTTTTCTGGATTGTCTACACTGTCTCTAATAGCAGCAAACGCTGCTAGATGGATGATGTAATCATATGGTTTATCAAACATGCTGATCTCAGACTGAAAATCCCCGACATCATCGGGGAAATCCATACCATCAACTAAGTAACCATAACCTGCATCATGTCTAAGGTGATTGAAAACATAACTGCCTATGAATCCCTTATGACCAGTAACAAGGATCTTTGTCATTCTTTTCTTTTTTTCTTTTTAGTTGGTGCAGGAGTATTACCCCATAGATTAGGTCTAACATTACCTTTTGTATATCTAATGTCTTTGAGACCACCTTTTAGTTTGTCCCAATAGAAATTAAATATATCTACTTTTTTAGCAGCAATGACAATATCATGATAAGTTTTATCAGAATTGTCCACAGTATAATCTACAATAAAAGAATTTGTAGGTAAATTTGTTTGGTCTGCTTTGTCTAGAACACAATCTATGTCATGGATATTAATCCAATATTCTTCTTTTGCTGATTTTTTATCTTCGGCAGTCCAGACTTTAGACCCTGTTGCCCCAGACGATATCGGGGTAGGCTTCTTTAACGACTGGGAAGCTGCATTTGTATCTTTTGCCAAGTTTTTTGTCCTTTGCTAAACAAACTATTTCTGCTTCGTCAGGATGTAATGCCTCAAGCAGTTGAATGAACAAGACTTCTCTACGAGTATTGTTAATCTCGTAGTTGCCTCCTTCAATAAAATTATACAATGTTCTGTACTCAGATGCAAGCTTGCTTTGAGATTCTATTGTTGGAGAGGGATTTGGTTCATATGGTACTTCACCCTCTGGTACAGCACTCTTGATACTCTCATCAAAATTCCAGATGAGTATAGATCTTATTGCTTTAGAGTCGTACTCCTGAAGCACCTCTATCTTTTTTTGTTTAGTCTTAGCATTATTAACAGCAGTTAATACTTCGCTAACAAGAGGTTTTGGTGGTAATTTTGCCATGATAATGAATTAAATTAATCGTTGTCGTCATCTTCATCCAGTGTAGGATCAAATCTAAAAGCGATCACAGAGTCTGGAATAATATTTCCATTCTCATCGTACATTTCTGGATGTGTAGGAGCATTTATAGTAGGTCTATCATGATGGTACATCATGTACTCTCTTAGTACCCATCCTAGCATGCCTGACACAATCGCTGTTATGAAAACAATGAACGATCCGATAACTAAAGATGTTGCTAACATTTTCTTACTCCATAAGGGTTTGTTTACTAATTTAAAACTGCCCCTCCATGCTAATTAATTTTATTTAGTTAGCAAGATTATTTTCTTTAAAGTACACCGCCACCTCTGAAGCACCACCAATATGTAACCTCTCTCCCTTAGGAAGATCTGCTACTACTTGTGGAAATTGATAGGTGTCGAACTCTCCATTAAACTCTTCAATAGTGAAGTGTTCGTCTAGAGTATACACTACATACTGCTGATTTGTCAACTGCATTAGTTGTTTTACCTTGTCACAATAATTGCAACCATTCATAGAATATATTGTGAACTGTGACATAGATCAATGAAAAAAATTATTTATAGGAATGCAGGTTCTCCGTCTTGACCTCCATACACCACTATATTAACATCTCTTAGGTCTTCTGGAGCAGGGATGCCGTTATATATTGTAACACCAAATCCTGTTGTTGTCCTATCATATACTGTTCCCCTAACCAAACCACCTGGGAAGTTGTTAGTACCTCTACCATTAATGACTACAGCATAGTTACTATCGTTCATTTCATCTGCGAAGTTGATTGTATATACACCTGTGGATGCTTGTTCAATAGAACTAACATTAAATGATCTATCGCCAGGTACATAGTCGCTGTTACCTACACCTAAGTTAGTGTTCATGTACCATGCAGTAGCACGACCCTCAAACATCTGAGTGTGTGTACATGTCTTAAGTCCTGCAGTATTCTTATACTCTCCTACCTTAAGGACTCTATTCATCTCAGAGTTAAAGACCTGAATGGAGTTACCCATACTGCCCATACTAGAACCAACACCCATACCATACCAGAATAGTGATGGTGTGAACTCAGTAATAGTAATTTCAGTATAAGATCCAGTCTCAGTAACATCCTGTGTCATCTCAGCAGGTGTGGTACTACCATAACCTACTGGATCACCTGATGCTGATGTATAAAATCTAAGAGGATAATTTGATTGCTGTGCAGCATTTTCAAATCTATATGTCTGTCCAACTTCAAATCTTAGATAAGGTGATTCGTATCCTTGAATATTGACTGATCTATCAGATCCAATTCCATGATACCTATGGTTGGTAGTCTTAGTACCAATAGTAACAGGTAGAGGTAAGAATGGTCCTTTATGTTCTGTGTAAAGACTCTTAGAGGTCTCTGCAGCACCTGTTAGTGTTGAGAATGATGAAGTGTTAGCAAAAGTAGAATTGATTGCCTGTGAAGCGATTCCTGCGTTAGTTGCATAGGTAGCAACACCAGCAAGATTAGCGTAAGTAGCAACACCACAGATGTCAGCATGTGGAACCTTCTGTACGCTGATAGTTGTAATGCCAGAAGATGTTGTTGTGACATCAATACTTGTAGTGAAATTAATTGTTGACGCTGTTCCTACATTACTTCCATTATTTTTTATACCAATACCAGTTCCAGTTGCAACGATACCTTCTAATTGAGATCCATCACCATAATACTTGTCAGATGTTCTGATTGGATTGTTAGTAGTGATATCAAAATTACTTGTAATACCAGATGCAATGGAAGCAGTAGCAGAGTTACCTGTACACTGGTTTGCTGACAACGCTACATTAGCAAGAGTTACAGCAACACCTACAGCAAGAGACTGTGCCTCTGTTGCTACATCAGCAGTGCCAGCAGTGGTAGCAAAGTTTGCAGTCTGTGCTAGTCCAATTGTACCAGCAGTAATAGTAGCAACACCTGCAGATACTGTAGTGATGTTAAACTCTGATCCAAAATCTATGGTAGCAGCAACACCAACCTGACTTCCAGCACTAGTGATACTAACACCAGATCCAGCAGCAATTACACCAGTGATGGCAGATCCATCACCAGCAAATGCTGTAGCAGTGATGACTCCAATAGTATTAACACTTCCATCGGTTCCTACACCAGCAAACTGAAGATCAATTGGCATAGTATATGCAGCAAATGATACATCAGTCCTTGATGCTCTAGTAACTAGAGTTTGACCACTAGCAATACCTATATTGTCTATCTTTAAATCTTGTAATGGATCTAATCTTAATCCAAAAACAAAGTAATCAGCAACACTAAAGGTACTGATATCTCCTGAAGCAATACCAACAGAAACTGCAGCAACCTCATCAGAATTTCTATTTGATACATGAATGGTTGCAACACCATCATACTTAGCAGTAACTAATCCTACATTGTCATTGATCTGAGGGAATGCAGTACTACTAATAAATGAATTACCTCTACCTAAATTTGCCTGAACATCAGCATTAACATTACCGTATGCTTTACTAGAAATAATAGTAAAACTTACACCAGGTTCAGATGATGAAACATATACTGCATCTCCTGCCTTCAATGTAATGTCATCATACATTGCATTGCCACCTACCTCCAGTGGAATACCATATGCAATAAAATCAGACTCTTTGTTACCTGTAGAATCTTGAACTGTAATTTGTCCACTGTTACCATGAATAGTTGCAACACTTACAGATCCAAAACCATCACCACCACTGATAGATATGATTTCGTTGACTGCATATCCTTCTCCATCTTGATTGATAGTAGCACTTTGAATCTTACCATTAGTAACAGTAATATCAACAGTCAATCCTGTACCTGATCCATTACTAGTAGTAGCAACATCAGTGGTAGTACCAGCAGGGTAACCATCACCTTCATTGTTAACACCAGTTAGTGTGGCAACTCCATCTGCATTTGCATTTGTTACTGAAAGAACATCACCAATATCATATCCTGCTCCATCAACAGGAAGTTCTACTCCTGTTATAACACCATCGGTTGTTGTAATATTAGCAAGTGCTCCTGTACCATTACCTCCAATGAGTACAATGTTGGATCCATTTGAATATCCTGTTCCCCCATTAGTAATCCCAAAGGTTGCAATAGATTTATCACCAGAAATAGCAACTGAGTGATTTAATTTATCCTCCGTCTGATTCGCTGCCGATACATTAACTGTTACCATTTCTGTTGCTGTAAACAACAAGGTATTGGTAACAGTACCTAGTTGTAGTGTAGTTTTCAGCGATGCAAGTCTTCCTATCACGGTTCTAAGCACTGTTTTTTAGTATTTATCTGTGGTAGAATATATACAGTAAAGATTTTAGCATGTATATTCTCACAGGATCTGATGGTTTCATTGGTAAACACTTCAAGAGTTCTCTTGATGGTGTGGTTGAGGTTGATTTAGAGAATTGTTTTGATTTATTAGATAACTTCAGAAGTTGGGACAAAATAGATATGATCATCCATCAGGGTGCATTGTCATCTACAACCAACAAGAACCTTGAGATGGTGTACAAATATAATATAGATTTCAGTATTAAATTATTCGAGAAGGCAATAGAATATGGTATCCCTGTTAAGTATGCAAGTTCAGCATCTGTCTATGGTAATCAACGAGGCATTATAAATCCTTTGAACTACTATGCATTATCCAAAGCAACAGTAGATTACTGGGTATTAGATAACATTGAAAGGTTTGTGCACATACAGGGGTTTAGATACTTTAATGTATATGGTGAGGGTGAGCACACTAAAAAAGAAATGGCATCACTAGTCAGTCAATTTCAATGGCAGTCAGTGACTGGTCAAATACATCCATTTGAAGGGAGTGACGAGATATATCGGGATTATGTATGGGTTGGGGATCTTGTGGCAGTGGCACTATCAAACACTGCTGGTTCTGGCATATTCGATCTTGGCACAGGGCAGCCAACATCAATTGGCACTGTAGCTGAACTAGTTTCATCAAAAACGCAGTCGAAATTGATTCCAATCCCATTTCCACCTCATCTAAAGGGTAAGTATCAATATTATACCATAGCTGACATGGATTGGCTCAAAGATTATAAATTTAAAACAGTTAAAGAATATCTCCAGGTATAACTCGGTTGGAATCAGAATCAAAGTGTTGAGTTGAGAACTCAAATAGTTCTGCATCTTCTATTGCTACCATCTGATGCCTAGTCTCTCTACAACAGTGAAAACTATCACCTGGTTCTAGTATCATTGTCTTTGCATCTTCTAATTTATCTGTCTTACCATAGAATAAATGAATCTTCCCTGACTGTAGATAGAAGGTCTCATCTTTTAGTATGTGGTAGTGCCATGAGCACCTGTGGTTCTTCTTAATAAACAATAACTTGCCACAGTATTCTTCTGAGTTAGCGATCCATTTCTCCCAACCCCATCCTTTAGGTACAAATTTTGGTTTAGTTTCTCTCATTTAAAAAAAGTCCTCATCATTCATTGCTTTGTCATCAATAAAAAGATCTGCATGTGGTTTGCCCATGATCAATTCATGATATTTACACCCCCATATATCTAGTTGCAATAGAGTGAGGGGTTTCAACACCTCCTCTGCCTTTGCTTTTGCCTCATCATGTGGAAGCATACTAGATCTACCCATAGCACGAGCAGTAAAGTACATTATATAATGACCGTCATCATATAATTTATTAATCCTTTCTATCCTATCTTTCTTTGGCATAGAACCTTCATAGACACATTTACCACATGTACCAGGTGTACATATAGTACCGTCTATATCAAAGCAATATCTCATGTTCTAATCCCCAATACAAATTTTTTAATGGATATATTTCTGTTGATTTAGTTAGTTGTCTCCAACCATACATCGCTAGACCAACAGAAGTTCCAGCGTCAGTAGAAACTGGTTCGACATACAGTTTAGCACCTTCAGGTAAATGTTTCAAGTATTCATAGTTTGCTACACAATTCAATGCACAACCTCCTGACAATACTAGATTATTACTAACCTTTAATGCTTTTTTAATCAGTGCAATCATGTATGTTTCAAAATCTTTTTGACATCTCCATGCTAAGTTGGCAGGATCAAGATCACCATACGGTTTGAACTTAACACCACAAGGATCTCTGTCCCACATACTCTCATCAATCTCACCATCAACTAAGAATGATTTGATATTAGGATCTTCTTTACCATAAGATGAGAGACCCATTAGTTTCCCACACTCAAGAGTTCCGAATCCAAGATACTCACTGATACCAGCGTATACAAATCCTATACCAATAGTATAGTCAGTTAAAGTTGATCCCTTGTACCAAGGAACTGCTCTCTGATGTACCTTATCAAATGTATGAGGATATGATGCCTTGTATATAGTTTCTACTTCATGCCCTCCACCATCAACATATGCACCAGCACCATCAACAACTAACACTGCTGCATCTTCAAACCCAGAGTTATAAAATCCTAGTGCTGCATGATGTAGGTGATGTTCAGCACTACAGTCCATAAAATTAGGTTTATCTTTTATCTTTTGTATCAGATCACATGTAAAGTTCAATACATTATCAGCAAGTTCAGGATCATCTGTATGATGTAATGTAGTATGTAATGCTAAATCTATATCATCTATCTTTCTAACACTATCAATTAATGCTATGTAAGGTCTATAATCATGTTTTTTTCTACTGACTCTCTCCTCTTCCACCATCCATTCTATCTTACCATCTTTTAAATAACATACAGCAGCGTCATGAGAACAATTATAAGATAGTATATTATTTGAGGATACCATCTACATCCTCCATCGTTAAAGTATATGTACCAGTGTGTTGAACAGCAATTGCTGCACATCTATTAGCAAAATTTATTGCTTCCTCCATAGAATCCAGTTGTATATAATAGAATACTAATCCTGCTAAGAATGTATCACCTGCACCTGT